AGCTAGGGATCTAATCATGAAGAGAACTCTTTCAAACGGTAAGAGTTTGCAGTTCATATATACAGGTCGTACATCTGCTGAATATCATACTCCCGGAAATAGTATCCTCGGTAACACCGATGGTACACCTCCAGTAGCAGAGAAAACAATCACAGTTGATGATCTCTTAATCTCAAGTGCATTCGTTTATGAATTAGATGAGACACTTGCTCACTACGATTTAAGATCAGAGATTTCAAGAAAGATTGGTTTCGCTCTTGCTGAGAAATATGACCGTCTTGCATTCCGTGCCGTAACTCGCGGTGCTCGTGTTGCAAGTCCTATCACAAAGTCTAGCTTTGTTGAACCCGGTGGTACTCAGATTCGTGTAGGTTCTACTACAAACGATTCTGACGCTTATAGCGCAACCAACCTAGTCAACGCTTTCTACGATGCAGCTGCTGCATTAGACGAGAAAGGTGTTAGCTCTGAAGGTAGAGTTGGTGTTCTTAACCCAAGACAATACTATTCACTTATTCAAAACGTAGGTTCTAACGGTCTAGTAAACCGTGATGCTCAAGGTTCTGCATTGCAGACTGGTAACGGCATCATCGAGATTGCTGGAATCAAGATCTATAAGTCTATGAATATTCCTTTCTTAGGAAAGTATGGTGTTGCTTACGGTGGAACAACTGGTGAAACATCACCTTCTAACGTAGGTTCATTTGTTGGACCAACAATGGAAGATGCTGAAGATTCAGACACAGGTATAAACAACGACTACGGTGCTCAAACTAACTTCACTAAGTCATGCGGACTTATCTTTCAGAAGGAAGCCGCTGGTATGGTTGAAGCAATCGGACCACAAGTTCAAGTAACTTCTGGCGATGTTTCAGTTATCTACCAAGGTGACGTTATTCTTGGTCGCTTAGCATGTGGTGCGGATTACCTAAATCCAGCTGCATCAGTTGAATTATACGTTGGTGCTTCTGCTCCTTCTGCATTCTAAGACTATTTATACGGGAGCTTCGGCTCCCTTTTTTTTATCTATATTATGGCTATTCCTACCACAAACTCTGCTAGTGAATTACCAGCAGTAAATCAAATATTGCAGACGGTTGGTCAAGCACCTGTAACGACACTCGATCAAACCAACCCAGACGTTGCGATTGCATACGATACGCTATTACAGGTGTCAAGGGAAATACAGTCAGAAGGCTGGACATTTAATAAAGAATTTAATTATCCGTTTACACCGGATGCTAATAAAGAAATACTTATACCAACTAATATTCTCCAAATAGATCTTGCTAGAGATGAATCAGTTAGTAGAAACTACGACGTTGTAAGAAGAAGTGGAAAGTTATACGACAGACGCAAACATTCATCTCAGTGGGATGACGTAATGAAATGTGATGTTGTTTGGTTGTTTGACTGGGTAGACCTACCACGTCCTATTCAAGATTACATAGTTTCTAGAGCTGCATGTTTTACGGTCAGCAGAATTGTTGGAGACGCAAACCTATACAAGATGTGTCAAGAAAAAGAAGCATACATGAGAGCTATGGCTCTTGAGTATGAATGTAATCAAGGTGAGTTTACTTTCTTTGGACATCCAAAAGATGGAAACTTCTACACCAGCTATGAACCTCATCACGCCTTACACAGATAATGCCTAATGTCACACAAACAGTTACTAACTATTTAGGTGGTGTATCTCGTCAACCAGATACAAAGAAATTACCGGGACAAGTTGTTGATGCTATCAACGCTTATCCTGACCCTACTTTTGGTTTAACAAAAAGACCCGGGTTTAAATTTCTCAAAAATTTGGGAAACGAAAATATATATGCCAATGCTAAATGGTTTTACATACACCGAGATGGAGACGAGAAGTATATAGGTTGTATTAAAAGTACAGCTATTTATATATGGAATGCTGCAACAGGTGTACAAGCAACAGTTACATACACAAACAATGCTAATACAAGTTATTTAACAGGAACTACTGCAAATGACTATGACGTATTAACTGTTCAAGATACCACCTTAATTACAAATAAAACAAAAACTATTACTACGCAAGCTGCACCATCGTTTACAGCTAATACTCTAGGAACAGTCAGACTACGTGCCGTTACTGTAGCTACAACTTATAGTGTTACAGTTAATGGTTCTACAATTACTTATACAACACCAAACGATTCAGCAGTAGCTGACACAATCCTGACAAACTTAAAAAATAGTATTGATGCTTTAAATATTTCTGGATTAACAGTTACTAGATTAGATACAACACTTGAACTTAGTAGAACAAGTGCATTTACCTTGTCTGGTAAAGGTGGTGTAGATAATGAAAGATTAGATACTTTTCAAAATCAAGTAGCTAACGTAACTCAATTACCAGATAGATCTTTACACCACAGAGTAGTAAAAGTTTTAAATACTGCTAGTGCTGATGATACATACTACGCCAGATTTATAGCTGACAATAGTACATCAGGCGTAGGTTACTGGGAAGAATTTATAGCTCCAGATGTGTCCCCCGGATTGACTGCATCAACTATGCCACATGAGCTAGTTAATACAGCAACTAACACATTTACATTTAGAGAAGCTACATACACTGCACGTCTAGTTGGTGATAATACAACTAACTCACACCCTAGTTTTGTAGGTAAAAAGATACAACAGGCTTTTTTTCATAGCAGTCGTCTTGGTTTCTTGGTTGATGATAATGTTTCACTTAGCCAAGCTAATGAGTTTTTTAACTTTTATCATGTATCTGCCAGAACACAGATAGCTTCTGACCCAGTTGATCTAAGTACATCTAGTATTAGACCAACACTATTAACAGGTGTCCTACCAACTGCACAGGGTTTGATCTTATTTAGTAAAAACCAGCAGTTCTTAATGTTTGCACCTAATGGTTTATTTACACCTACTACAACTATCATTCGTGGTATCTCAAACTATGAGATGGACATTAATATAGATCCTGTAGACAATGGAAGTAATATAAACTTTGTTAGTAAGACTCCCGGTTACACACGTATCTACCAAATGCGTACAGCTGGTCAAGAAATGAACCCAGTCGTATTAGACATTGGGAGAGTTGTATCAGAATATATTCCAAGTACCATAACCGATTTAATAGCTAGTCCACAGAACAGTTTTATAGCTATGTGGGGTACAAGTGCTAATGATGTTTATTTCTATAGAACATATAGTGATGGACAACAAGAAGTTATGCAAGCTTGGTTTAGGTGGGACTTACCCGGGAAAGTACAGACACTAGCAGTAGACTCAGACGTTATGTATGCCGTCACAATGCAAGGCGGACAATACACTCTATGCAGTGCCAGTCTTAACCAGACTCCAGAAGAATCTATTCTTGTAAACTCGGATGGAGATAAAATGAATCCTTGTGTGGACTTATATGCAACTGCTAGTTCAGTTGTTTATGACCAGACAGATCCATTTAATCCTTTTAGTAAATGTTATATACCTTTTAATAATGTAAGTGCTTTAAATCCAGTTCTTGTAATTGGAAGTGATGCTAGTGACCTACAGAACCAAACTTATGTGGAATCTGGATTTACTATCACACCTACCATTGCTACAGATGGCACAGGAACCTATTACAAAGTACCTTTTAAAAACTTAACGAGTGTAGCCAGCAAAGTTATTGTTGGTTTTAAATATACATTCGACGTTCAATTACCAACTACCTATTACACGCTAGACCCTAACGGAGTACAGACTGATTTCACAGCTAACTTAACTGTGGCACGAATGAAGTTTTCTACAGGTTTGTCTGGAGTATTAGGTTTTAAATTAAAACGAAATGGTGCTGCTGAATATAACGATGTACAGCCTATTGCACTAGCTAATTTCTATTTAGCTAATGACGTACCTCTGGCTAACCAGACGGTTGTAACAGTACCTATTCACCAACGCAATACAAACTTTGAATTAAAAGTTTCAAGCGATTCACCATTCCCTGTCTCATTGGCTTCGATGATGTGGGAAGGATATTACTCACCACGTTTCTACAGGAGGGCTTAAATGAGTGGAAGTAGAAGCTCGCAAAACGCGATAATAAATCATCAAAACGAACAGATTGCTAAGCAATATGAGATGGATCTCAAAAATTATGAGTTTCAATATGGCTTAAGAATAGATGATGATGGTAATTTTCATCAACAATATGATGATGATGGTACTAAAGCTGGAGCTATTCAAGATCAATATGAATTTGCACAAGAAGGTTTAGAATTAAGAAAGCAAGCAGATAGAGAGACTAGAGATTATCAACAAGAAACTGCTGATCAAAACTGGGAACAAGGCAAATCAATGCAACAGTTCCAGTGGGATCAGGAAGATAGGATTTATAATAAAAATATAGATCAATACACAAAGACTATTGATTATAATGAAATAGCATATGCTGATGCTTTAGCTAGAGAACGTGCTGTATTAGATGAAAGATTTATTGGTGCAGCATTTGAAAATCAAGGTTTAATACAAGATTTATATGAACAAACTGGCTCTGCTGGTTTTAATAAAACTGCTCAAAAATTAAACCTATTAGCAAAAGAAGATAATGCTGAATATAATAAACAAAAACAACTTATAAATTTAAAACAAAATACTGAGACTGCTAGATACAGAACAGGAGAAGAAGAATTAAATATATTAGACAGAAGAGGTAAGTCTGGCTACCAAACAGCTACACAATATTTAGACCTTGCTTCAAAGGAATCACAAAATAGATATGCAAAAGCACGTTTGTTGTTAGATACGAAAATGCAACAACAGATGACTGATTATGAAAATGAGATGATCAGGCGAGAGCATAGACAACAAATGGCAGAAGGAGCACAACAAGCTACAGATCAAGAAATTGCAGCATTAAAAGCTTCTGGAGAAGCACAGTTAACACAAGCTGGTAGATCACAAGGTAAGACAGTACAAGTAATTATGTCTGAACTTGGTAGGCATCAAACATATTTAGCAGAATCATTAGTAAGAGGTCAAAATATAGCTGAAGCTAGGATGAAGCAAAATAGAATTAATACCTTAAATACTGTCCAAAAAGCAGCTTTAGCAGAACAACAACTTAACTTTGATACTGTTCAAAACATTACTAGAACAATGACTAATGTTGAAGAAATTAACAGGGGTATGAAACTAAGTGATGCTAAAAGTCAATTAAATATGGATGAGATACGAAAAGGTGTGATGGATAATTTTGAGAATGCTGAAGTAGATGTTAAAAAAATAGAACGAGATTTATTACATACACAAACTGCTACAGGATTAGATCTTAAAAAAATTGATTGGACTATAGATAACCTTGGATCTAGATTTAAAACTAATCAAGACATACTTACTGCTTCTTTAGAAAGTGCAGTACGTACTTCTCAAATGAATCAAAAAGATATTCTTAGAGATAAAACAGCTGCTGATATAAGAGCAGAAGCAATGAAAATGCTTGACCCATCAGTAGGTAGAGAGAATGTGGATCTAGATAAGTTTAGACCACTAGATATTCCACTACCTGTTTACCAAGATCCATTAGCTCCAAATATACCACCAGCTCCAATACAAGGTGCTATGCAATCACAAATGGGACTTGGAGCAGCTATTCCCGGTGCAGCATTAAGTGGTGTAACTATGGGATTAGGAGCATATAGTATGGCTTCGGCTGGTTTGTTAGGAGGTACTGCAACTACTGGAGCAATGGCAGCTGCTGGACCTATTGGTTTATTAGCTGGACTAGGAGGATTTGCACTAGGTTTATTTTAAAAAATTATGGGAAATTTAACTTTTAGAGGGTACGCCCAAAATAAAGGTTTTGATCCCCTTAAGGTTCCTGATGAAACATGGAAACTTCAACAAGAAACTGAACGCTCCCTACGGGGTATGCGTGAAGTTCGTGATCAGAACCGAGCAAATCGTAGTGACCAACTTCAAGCGTTACAAAATAATAATGCAAAAGAAGAGTCACAACGAAATCAAAACTATAATCTGCTAACTGATTTTAAACAGGCTTATCATGATGCTGAATTACAACATTATGAAATAGCTATTAAGAATGCAGAGACAAAAGAAAGAGAAGCTGTAAGAAAACTACAACAATTTGAAAAATTAAAAGATTTATCAGCAACTGCTTTTAATGCTTTTAAAGGATTTCAACAAGAACGACAAGCTAGAATACATGCTACTGGTAAATCTGCTCTTGCAAAATTTGCTTCAACACATAATATTCCAGAGCAAGTTATACAGGAAGGTTTATATAGCCAAGTTGGTTTAATAGAACATATAAAAACTGTTCGACCAGATTTAAAAACTGAATTAGGTGAATTAGTTGGTTTTAAAGGTCAAGCTTTTCAAATAGCTGCTGTACAGCGTTTTCTTGCTGAAGGTGGTGGTGCAGATCAGATGATTGATGAACTAGCTAAAACTCGTAAGTTTACAGTCGATGGTAAAAAAATGACCATCGCTGAAATGAAGCTAGATGCCACTGATACTAAAGGTGCTAGTGTTCAAGCTGCTTATAATACTATTCGTGAAGAGGTTGAACAAGGATTATTAAATCAATACACACCATACTTTCACAATAAATACGTTAGACCCGGAATGGACCAAAAGTTTGGTCTTTTAAGAAAAGCTGAATATGATCGTGTAGCTGGTAATAGAACTGAGAAAGAACAAAAAGATGACGCTATTATTATTCAAGGATTGTTAGATACTGAAAGTGTACAGAAGACTTTGCAAACTATGATTAGTGATCAAAGTACTACAAAAGGTGTAACTATTGGAAAGATTGAAAAACAAATTAAAGCTGCTTTTAAAGAAAACTTAAATGGTAAATATGGGCAAGCTAAAAAAGCTGAGATTTTTGATTCAATGGTTACAGACCATAATGGTAAGACTGTAAGATTTGGTGATTGGAGAGATAACTTAGAAACTGAAGTAGACACTATCCTTGCTGCTAGATATCAACAAGAACAAACCGTAGATAGAGTTTTACTTAATCTCT